CTTTGCTAGAAGATTGCCGTACTTATGGCGTTAGCACTGTAGCCTATGACCCGTATAACGCCCAACAACTTGGTGATGAGTTAGCACAAGAGGGATTGACTGCGGCTCGAATGGCTCAGAATTGTGCAAACTTCAATGAACCAATTCATGACATTATGCTTTGTATTAAAGAAAAGCGATTATTGCATGATGGCAATCCGCTTTTGCGTTGGTGCGCAAATAATGCGAAAATCATACGGAACAGACAAGACCTGTGGATGTACGATAAGCGGGATTCAAACGATAAGATTGACCCGATAGTTGCAGCAACAATGGCATTTAGGTTAGCAACGCTCGCAGCCCCTAAAGCTAGTGGCAGTCTATTTTTAATTTAGGATTCATGGCATGGCAGCAGGTGGTGGCATTAATTCGTTAGTCAAATGGCTGAGATCGGCATTGGCTGGTACACAGAGCGAGCGTGTTACTGCTGATCGAGCCCTGACTTATCCGCCGGTATGGCATTGCGTCAGTAAGATTACTGGTGCGTTTATGATTATGCCACTCAACGTGCATCGTGTGGTGGGTCGTGAAAAGACGATCCAGGATCGCCACCCAGCATACAAGCTTATGCGTTGGCGACCAAACTCCATGCAGACGCCTGCCCAGTGGAAACGGCAGATGATGTGTCACGCTTTGCTGTGGGGTAATGCTCGCTCATATATCCGCCGTGAAAATGGCGTTCCGGTTGAGTTGATCCCACTGATGCCGGATCGCACAACGACCGAGTTGTACGAAGGCGAAAAGCTGACGATGACGGTCATTGACCGGGATAGCCGCCTAAGCCTTTACGAAGACATGGGAAAGAACCCAGAAAAGACATTGATCTTTCGTGACAATGAAGTCTGGCATGTTCCAGGCTTAGGCTTCGACGGGATCGAGGGCAAAAGTCTAATCGAAGTGGCCTCGCAATCATGGGGTATTGGACTGGACCTGCAACAGCACATCGCTAACCAGCAGAAAAAGGGTTATGCCGGTGGATTGATGCTTGAAGCTCCAATGGGTGCGTTCCGCAACGAAGGCGATGCTAAGGAGTTCCTAAAATCTTTCCGTGACTCCCATGAGGGCTCGGATAATGCCGGAAAAATCGGCATGCTGCGTGAAGGCATCAAGGCAAACATTCTTGCGATGAACAATGCTGACGCCCAATTTATTGAACAACGCAGATTCCAGCGTGAGGATGCTGCATTGCTGTTTTTGCTCGAAGGCATCTTGGGCGATTCGTCTAACGCATCGTTTGCTAGTCTCGAACAACGCAATTTGGCTTACCGGCAAAATTGCTTGGCTCCATGGACGACAGCTTGGGAAGAAGAATCGGAATTAAAGCTATTGACGGAAAGTGAACGCAATCGAGGCTATTACTTTAAGTTCAATGATGGCGCATTGCTCAGGACTGAAAAGTCGGTCACCATGGCGTTCGGCTCGCAAGGTATTGCTGCCCGTGTTTTGTCGCCCAATGAAGTCCGTGAATTATTCGACCTGAATCCCTACGAAGGCGGCGATGAGTACGAGAATCCAGCCATCACGCCAGGATCAGCGGCAGATTCACCTGACCAGCCTGACCCTGAGGATGATTCGCCAGACACGGCGGAACCCACCAACCGAGCCATGGAATTGATGATTCGCAATTTGCTTAGTGTCGAGGCTAAACGCATAAATGACTTTGCTAAAAACTCTGCCAGTTTTATTGATAAATCAGAGGCGTGGCTTAAAAACTGGGAGCGTAAACTTGCTGATGACATCGAGACTTTAGGTGGTGACCGCAAGATTGCCACGGAACATTGTTTAGAAACTAGAAATAGAATTTTGGCTGCGTGTGAATGTCAGCCAGAAGAATTGCAGGCAAGAATTGCCCAAGCGACTGCGTCTTGGACCAACCGGGTTTATCACTTAATTGAGGAAATACAAAAATGCTTAAAGTAAACGCATCGCTTGGCGAAATCTATATCTACGACACCATCGGAAAAGATTGGTTCGGTGGTGGCATTGATTCCAAGCAAGTTATTGACGCACTCAACGAACTTGGAGGAAAGCGAGCCTTAGTGCGGATCAATAGCCCCGGTGGTGTAGCCGACGAAGGTATTGCCATCTTCAACGCACTAAAACGCTATCACGGTGGCGTGGACACAGTAGTCGACGCCCTAGCGGCATCTGCTGCCTCTGTGATCGCACTTGCTGGCGAATCGAGGCTAACTGCCCCAGGTGCACGGTGGATGATTCATAGAGCCATGACTGTCAGCGTTGGCAATGCGGAAGATATGCGAAAAGCGGCTGACGTTTTGCAAGCTTATGATGATTCGCTTGTAGAAATCTACAGCCAGTATATGCCAGAAGGCCAAGACATTTTGGCCCTGATGACCGAGGAAACTTGGTTTACTTCCGAGTCAGCTATTGAGGCTGGCTTGTCCAATGGCACTGTGGCTAGCGTAGAAATGCCTGCGGCCATGAACGCTGCATGGTTCAAGCATGTGCCTGAGGATTTGGTAGCAGCACCAATGGCAATGTTTAAGCCTAAAATTCAGTCTGCCTCGTTTATGCAGAAATTTTACTCAAGGTAGTTGTTATAAGAATTAGCATCTGCTAATTTATATGAACTAGCAAAAAACAAGTAGCAACTAGTTAGCGGCGAAAGTTTGACGGCTGGAAATGTGTTTACATTTTCTGTCTCAAGCTCTGCCGCTAACTGCGTTTCTGGGCTTGGGGCGCAAGCAACAAGGAATAGAAACATGAAGTCTGCTATGGAAATTCGCAACGAACTTTCGGAAATCGTTGCCAAGGCTGAAGCTCTCCACGATCTTGTTAGCCAAGAACAACGTGAACTGAGCGACGTAGAAAAGTCTGAAATCAGCAATCTGGCTGATCGCCGAGAAGTCCTGAACAAAGACCTGGACACCGCCATCAAGTACGAGGCAATCGTAGCATCCAAGCTGGAAGGCAAAGTACAGGCTCGCCGTGAGTCCAACAAGTCTGACGCTGCGAAGTTGCCAGTGCGTGTTCTGTCGAACTTCCGCAAGGGAATATTTAATTCTGCGGAAGAAGCTTATGACTCGGGCCAATTTCTGTTGGCTGCGATTTTCAACAATCGCAAGTCTAAGGAATACTGCCGTGAGCGTGGCCTGATCCGCAACGCCATGACGACTGGCGACAATACCAAAGGTGGCTTTTTGGTTCCAGAACCACTTGAAGCCTCGATTATTGAACTGCGTGAGCAGTTTGGTATTTTTGCTCAGTATGCACAACCTTGGACGATGAGCGATTCGGTACAGAATGTACCTAAGCTGTCTGACGAAATCAGTGCTTACTTTGTTGGTGAAAACTCGGCTATTACGACTTCCGACATCGCCCTGAACTTGGTGCGACTGGAAGCTAAGAAGCTGGCAACGCTGACGGCAGTTAGCAGCGAACTGAACGAAGACTCGGTGCTGAGCGTTGCGGAAACGCTGGCTCGCTCGATTGCCCAAAAGTTTGCCAACACGGAAGACGATTGCGGCTGGAATGGTGACGGCACCAGCACCTACGGTGGAATTGTTGGCGTCAAGTCAGCACTCGCCGCCGGCAGTGTTTACGACGCCATCAGCGGAAATTCAAATTTTGGATCGTTGGACCTGGAAGATTTTGAGGCAGTTATCGGAAAACGTAAGATGTTTGGCGGCAGCTCACCACGTTGGTTCATTAGCCAGAACGGTTGGGCTAACTCCATGCTGCGTTTGGCTATGGCTGCTGGTGCTAATACCGGCATGAGCATCGCTGACGGTATGCCTCTGCAATTTATGGGCTATCCCGTTGTCATCAGCCAAGTCTTGCCAAGTGCTCTCACCAGTACCGGCTCGACGATCGCCTGCTACTTCGGTGACCTAGCACAAGCTGCTATCCTTGGTCGCCGTCGTGGCCTGAGCATCCAAGCCGATGCCAGCTACTACTTCAATCAAGACGCAATTGCTATTCGTAGCACCCAGCGTTTCGACATCAATGTTCATGACCGTGGCACTGCATCTGCTGCCGGTGGTCTGATCGCCCTGAAGTTTGCTGCCTAATCCATCGAGCCATCGTTCGCTCCGGTGGACCCGCCCTAGTCTAGCTTCGGCTAGCTAGGGCAACTTTAGAACCAAGCTTAAAATCATCATAGGATAATAAAAATGAAACCTTCGCAAGCTGTTGTGCGTTCTTCCGTCCTGGCTCCGATTGCAGCAGCAACGACTGCTCGCACAGCAGCCATTGACTGTCAAGGTGCTGATTACGCCAGCATCGTGTTCCACATTGGTGCGGAATTGAATACCAATTCGACCAATGTGGCCTTGAATCTCAAGGAATCTGACACCAATGCTGCCACGGCATATGTCACGTTTAACAGTGCTTTCGCTGTCACCGCAGACAATACCAATGCTACGGTACAAGTGTTTAACGTGGACCTCAAAGGCCGCAAGCGATACCTGCAAGTCAGCGTAACGCCTGATACGACCACCAATGGCACTGTGATTTCTTCATGCAGTGTAGGATTGGTAAAAGAAGTACAAGGTGCTAACAGCGGAAACGCTGACCAAGTAGTCGTTGGCTAAATTTAACACCCATCGGAGCGAACAAGATGGAATTAAAAGTAGCGGCTGTGATGACAGCCCCACGGTATGAGAATACGACTTGCCGGAACTATATTGAGCGAGCCCTTAAGAAACTGCAAATCCCACTGACAGTTTCCGGTGGCGTGTATTACGGCCAGTGCATGCAGAAGATGTTTGAGCAATTGGTGCATACTGATTGTCAGTACATCGTGACGGTTGATGGCGACTCGTTTTTTACTGACAAGCAACTGCTGCGTATGATCTCGGTAATCCATCAGGAAGATCAGATTGACGCACTGGCCTCAATGCAAGTACGGCGAGGCAAGCCAACGTTGCTAGGTACAGTACACGGCGGTCGCAAGGTTGGCGATGATACGATGCAGATTGACTTCAATGGCTATCCATTAAAGGCACGCACGGCACATTTTGGATTGACCGTGATTGATGTAGCCAAACTGCGGAAAGTCGAAAAGCCTTGGTTCTTTGCAGAGCCTAATGCTGACGGTGGCTGGGATGGTGACAAAGTGGATGACGATGTGTGGTTTTGGTTACAGTGGGAACGTGCTGGCAATTCAGTCTACATTGACTGCGACACACGCATCGGCCACTTAGAGGAAATGGTAGCCTGCTTTGACAGTAAGATGCAGCCTATGCACCTTTACCCGTCAGATTGGCTGACAGCACATGAAGCTTGAGATAGTTAAACGCTGGGCTGGGTTTAGACTTGGCTCGTTGATTGATATAGATGATGGACTTGCAAATCTGCTAATCCGCAAGGGAATCGCAATTCATGTCGGAAACAGAAACATCGAGAGCGATGCTGGTAACGGCTCCGGTCAGCGAGCCGATAACCCTAGCGGAAGCGAAGAAGCAACTCGAACTGTCCCCAACGGATACGGCTCACGACGCCCAGCTAAGCCTACTAATCCAGGCCGCAAGGGAACAATGGGAAGCTGACACCGACTCGGCTTGTCTGACGCAAACATGGAAGGTTACTGCGGAAGAATTTGATGACGACGAGATATACTTGCCTAAGAGGCCGGTGCAATCCATCACGCATGTTAAATACTATGATTCCGGCGATGTACTGCAAACTTTGAGTACCTCGGTTTACGATCTTGACCAATCATGTCGAGCGGTCAGGCTCAAGAATTTACAAGTATGGCCCGCTGTATCTGATCGCTGGGATGCCATTACGATTACTTACGTTGCTGGTTATACGCAGTCATATCTTGTACCGGCTATCGCAAAGCAAGCGATGCTGCTGCTCGTTGGTTATTACTTTGATGCCAATCGTGGCGACAATGACCGCAACAACGACCAGCGAGCCTACGAGGCATTGGTGACCAAGTTTATGCGGAGCAATTATCCGTGAGCTATCGTCCCAGCAAGTTTAGGCTTGGATCATTGCGGGATCGCATAACGATCCAGCAATTGACGGAAACTATTTCCGATGCTGGTGATGTTACGCCAACTTGGTCCGATAAATACAAAGATGAGCCTGCTGCTTTTGATCCCGTTGCCGGGCAAGAGACGACCAGGGGCAAGCAAGTAGATGCCGGAACTAAAGGCATATTTACGATTCATTACCGCACTGGAATCACGCCGGAAATGCGAATCCAGTACAACTCTGAAACGTATGGCATTGTGTTCGTACGTCCTGTTGATGGCGGTAGACGGTACCTCGAATTGCACTGCAAATCCTAATGGCTAACAAACTAGACATTAAGATGGACATTCCAGTTGATGCAGAGCTTGCACGCATGCTCAACATGGATGATCGCATTGACCGATTTAAGCTGTTTGATAAGGCACTGACTGCTGCCAGCGGTCCTGTAATTCGTCGTGCTCGCCAGCTTTGTTGGGATGGCGTAAAAACTGGTAACAGTGCCAAACGTTCTTGGTATCAACGCTATGGCGTTGAGCCACCATGGGCTAAATGGCTAAAGCGTGGCAAGACAAAGCACAACAAGTACGGCAAAGTAGACTGGGAAACGCAACTGAAAACGACTATTGGGCGAGTCGTGCGTAAGTACAGTCGCAAGGGGGTTGCTGTTATTGGCCCATCCTGGCCTAAAGGCAATAAAGCATATTTTAACGCCGGTAAGAATGGTCGTGATGTATGGTATTGGGGAGACGACCAAGGATTCAAAAAGAAAGCTATGCGGAACTTTATTGTTCAAGCTTTTGATGAAACCAAAAACGAACAGCAGCAGTTAATGAAAGCTCACGTTAAAGTTTTACTTGACCAGATGATGAAGAATCTTTGATGGCTGATGTAATCAAGACAATCCGTAACTACTTGCTGACTAAGACGGCAATAACCGATCTTATTGGGCAACGCATTTACGCTAGTCGGATTCCGCAGTCAACATCGCAGACTCAGTCATGCGTTACAATTGCGGTTCTCAGCGAAATATACGAACACTCAATTGACGGACTGAGTGGAATAGTACAAACCAGACTGATTTTTGATTGTTTTGCGTCAACTGCGGAACTGGCTCGTAGCATAGCAGACTCAATCATTTGGTCAGACATGGACAAGCTAAAAGGTGTTTACACCAATTTGAACATTCGGAGCGTGATGATGGATGATGGTCGCCGTGAATACGTCAACGAAGACGTTGCAGGTGGCGACAATCAGCGGCATGTGGTTACGTTCGATATTATGGTATTTTGGCTAAGGAGTTAGCTATGGCGTTGGTTGGAGATACTGGCAATGGAGCGACCTTCACTTTGACGACCCAAACTGCTGCGGCAAGTTTGAAGGTTGAGTCCATTACGATTGGTGAAATCACTTTGGACATGCTGGATGTGAGCACGCTTGGAACATCTGATTTTCAGGAAATGATCGCCAGCGATTTGAAGGCTACCCCAGAATTGACGGTAACCTATAATTTCAATGCTGCTGCAACTGCGGTGACTGTAACTGGATCGGTAGATACTGCTACAATCACGTTCCCGGTAGTCAGCACGCAAACGACCACGACCGGTGCCACCTTCACCGGAACTGGTATTGTGACCAGCTTTAAGCTACCTGACCTACAAAATGGTCAAGTGCAAAAAGGTTCACTCAAGTTCAAATTTGATGGTGATACAGGACCGACCTACACCCGAGGATCTTAATCTTGATTAAGCTTCGACTCGATGATTTTGTCGTACCTAAGAAAACGCATTACGGAACTGTGATGCGTTCTACTGGGCAAGACAAGGTTTATATCTGGAACGATGACACGGAAAACTGGACGCACTGTGGTTACCTGACGCACGAGTCAGGTTACTTTTTGCCTCTGGTTGGAGTGCCAAAAGAACTTGTGCCGGTTATTGCTGAGCAATGTGCTAAGCAAAAATCGGTCAAGGTAAAGTATGTTGACTCGGTGCCGGTATCCGAGCCTGTAGTTGAAGAAGAAGAATTTTGGAGCGATGATGATGAGTAATCTGCTAGAGAAACTAAAATCTAAGTCTGTAATGTCTGTTGAAAAAGTTGTCGATGGCGACACTTATCTAATTAAGGGCTTGGACCTTAACCAAAAGTCTAAGGTCTATGCCAGTGCTCGCAAGTCTGACGGTAGCCTTGACAGCCTACGATTAGATGCCAGTTTCCTAGCCCAGTGCGTATGCGATCCGGAAACAAAAGCACCTCTTGCAGATGCTACTGTTTGGCGTAACGCACCTACTCACATCAGCGGTCCTCTACTTGGAGCCATTGCAGACGTTTGCGGGCTCAATGTGGATA